GAGAAACGTTCATCCTTACGGTCACTAAAACCTATGGCTAAGCAGTTAAACAAAAAGGCTATGGCTTGTAATAAGCCGAAACGAACCTCTAGCCACCCTAAGAAGTCTCACGTAGTTAAGGCGTGTGCGGGTGGTAAAGAGAAAATTATTCGTTTTGGCGAACAAGGCGCTAGCACTGCTGGTAAGCCCAAGGCGGGTGAATCCGCCAAGATGAAGGCCAAACGTAAGTCGTTTAAGTCTCGTCATGGTAAGAACATCGCCAAAGGCAAAATGAGCGCAGCCTACTGGGCTGATAAGGTTAAGTGGTAATGCCTAGCAAAAGCAAAGCACAACGCAATCTAATGGCAGCAGTAGCGAATAACCCTAAGTTCGCCAAGAAAGCGGGCATCCCGCAAAACGTAGGAGCAGACTACATGAAGGCTGATAAAAAAGTTAAGAAGTACAACATGGGCGGCAGACTGAAAAGCCTGCGCAACGAAGTGGAAGCGTCTGAAAGAGTGGCTAACACACGCCCTAAAGATGCGCGGGAGCGTATGGATAAATCCGAAGAGCTGAGCAGACTAAACCGTGCCGAGAAGCGCAACATGAACATGGGCGGGGAAGTAATGAAGTACAATGCGGGCGGTAGCGTAGGTGATGGGATATGTTCGCAAGGTAGAACTAAAGGTAGGTTTGTTTAAATAATGTTGAAATGTCGGGGCATGGGTAAGATGAAGCCTATTGCGTTTAAGAAGGGCGGTACGGTTAAAGATGCCTGTTACCGCAAAGTGAAGGCGTCTTATAAAGTCTTTCCTTCTGCGTACGCCTCGGGTGCTATAGCCAAGTGCCGAAAGAAGAAAGCCAGTGGCCGTTCGTAAAACCGAGAAGGGCAAAGCCCTAAAACGTTGGTTTAAGGAAGACTGGAAAGACGTTAAAACAGGCAAGGCTTGTGGGCGTACAAAAGGCGATAAACGGGGAACTCCGTACTGTAGACCAACTAAAAAGGTCTCTAGTAAAACGCCTAAGACTTCTGGTGAGATGACGGCGGCAGAGAAGAAGTCTCGCATAGCGCAAAAGAAACGCCTAGGGCAACCGGCGGGCAAACCCAAGCGAGTAGCATCGCTTAAAAGGAAGAAGAAATAATGGCTACCACAGGCGTTGCAGATTTTAACATGGAGTTTACGGAAATTGCGGAGGAGGCATGGGAACGTGCTGGCCGTGAAATGCGCTCTGGTTATGACTTGCGGACTGCCCGACGTTCCATGAACCTACTTACTATTGAGTGGCAGAATCGCGGTATTAACATGTGGACGATTGAGGAGGGGTTTATTGACCTCATTCAAGGTCAATCCGCATACGCGCTCCCTGCTGACACGATAGACTTGCTAGAGCAGGTGGTACGGACTAATCAGGGTAACGCTAGCACACAATCGGATTTAACCATCTCGCGTATTAGTATGCCCACTTATGCCAGTATCCCGAACAAGTTGACTCAAGGCCGTCCTATACAGATTAATGTAGAGCGTTTAAGAGATGCGCCGGTTGTCAATATATGGCCTGTGCCTGATCAGGGCACCGCTGTAGCTCCTGTCTACGTGCTGAGGTACTGGCGTATGCGCCGTATTGAAAACGCAGGGGCGGGCGCACAGACTCCTGACGTTAGCTTTCGTTTCTTACCGTGTCTAGTTGCGGGTTTGGCGTACTATATAGCCTCGAAAGACCCTGATCTTATGCCTAGAATTCCTATGCTACAGGGCGAATATGAGCGTCAATTTGAGCTAGCGGCGGGTGAAGACAGAGAGAAAGCAACAATACGCCTTGTACCAAGACTGAGCAGCTATTAGGGTTAACCCATGAGCAATAGGTTCGCCTCAAATAAAAGAGCACTCGCCATGTGCGATGTGTGCGGGTTTCAGTACAGGCTAAAGCAGCTAAAGAATTTAGTGGTTAAAGGGATAGAGACCGAGATAAAGGCTTGTCCTGAGTGTTGGAACCCAAGCCAACCGCAACTTATGCTGGGTACGTTTCCCGTAGACGATCCGCAAGCGATACGAAACCCGCGACCTGACCAGAGCACAGTGCCAGCAGGGAATTTTAGTAGTGTAAATATACAGTGGGGGTGGAACCCAGTAGGGCTAGACGACCCCTTTGGACTTACCCCAGACAATTTGGAAGGCAAAGGCGCAGTAGGCCAAGTTACGGTAACTACAAGCTAGGAGACTGAAATGAAGAACAAATCCAGATCAAAAGTAAAGACACCTAAGATAATTGATTTTCCTGATACACCTACTGTGTATAAAGTAGACCTCGATGGCCTCAATGCCCCACCAGCCAATTTAAAGACTAGTGGTATTAAAGTACGTGGCACAGGTGCTGCTACTAAAGGGCTTCTTGCTCGCGGACCAATGGCTTAGAGGGTTAGCTGGTGAACTACACCGAGCTTAAAGTAAATATTGAGGACATCTGCGAGCAGTCGTTTACGGACGACCAAATGGCTATGTTTACTCAGCAGGCTGAGCAGGGTATCTATAACTCTGTGCAAATACCTGCTCTGCGTAAAAACCAGACAGGTAACCTCACTATCGCCAACAAGTACCTGATATACCCGACAGACTTCTTATACCCGTTCTCTTTGGCGGTTATTGACGCTGCGGGAGACTACACGTACTTGCTGAATAAGGATGTTAACTTTGTCCGAGAAGCATACCCAAATCCTGCAAGTACAGGGACACCCGTACACTACGGTCTTTTTGATGACACAGCCTTTATCATAGGCCCAACTCCAGACTTAGCGTATGCCGTTGAGTTGCACTACGGGTACTACCCCGAGAGCATTGTTACTGCGGGCACTACGTGGCTTGGCGATGAGTTTGACTCGGCGTTGCTCAACGGCGCCCTTGTTCAGGCAATACGTTTTATGAAGGGCGACCAAGATATGGTTCAGTTGTATAACAAGATGTACGTAGACGCTATGGCGCTACTCAAAAACTTAGGGGACGGCAAGATGCGGGAAGATATGTACCGTTCTGGTCAACTCCGTATAACCCCGCGTTAATTTAAGAGGAAACACAAATGGCTATTTCACAGGCTATGACAACATCATTCAAAGTTGAAATCCTTGGTGGAGACTTTGATTTTAGCAGCGGTACAACACAGGTCTTTAAGATCGCACTGTTTACTTCGTCTGCTACGCTAGGTGCAACTACCACTGCGTATGCTACAACTAATGAGGTTGTGGGTACTAACTACGTGGCAGGTGGTAACACCCTGACTATTTCTGCAAACCCCGCGTCTACGGGCACTACGGCGTTCTTGGACTTTGCCGACACTACGTGGGCTACAGCTACTATTACTGCTCGTGGCGCTTTGATCTACTTATCGAACGGTGGCACTAACCCTGCTGTTGCAGTTCTGGATTTCGGCTCTGACAAGACATCTACTGCGGGTGACTTTACGATTGTTTTCCCTGCGGCTGATTCGAGCAACGCGATCCTACGCATCGCTTAAAATAGGGTTCCGTCATGGTAACGCTAGTAAACAGAGCAAAAATGTCTACCCCCACTACGGGTACAGGCACGCTGACGTTAGGTTCAGCCGAAACTGGTTTTCAGTCTTTTGCTGCTGCCGGTGTAGCGGATACTAATGTCGTAAGATATGTTTTAGAAGAAAGCTCTGCTTGGGAAATTGGTACAGGTACTTATACTGCTTCGGGTACTACGTTAACGCGGACACTTATCCAAAGCTCCACAGGCTCCCTCTTAAACCTTACGGGTCAAGGCGTAGTATTTCTTACAGCAGGGGCTTCTGACCTACAGAATGCGGCAGATATGAACCAGAGTGTCGCTACTACGGACAGTCCTACGTTTGTAGGGGTTACGGGTACAATCAACACAGCAGCACAACCCAACATCACTAGTGTTGGTCCTCTTGCAGGATTACTAGAAATTCTGGGTGGAGCTACTCCAAGTGCTGAAGGTGGAGAACTTCAATTAGATTTAGCGGACGATTATGATGGCACGTATAAACACTATAGATTTGATGTATTTCAAGATGATTTAAGAATTGGCAGACAAGGTCTTACAGACTTTCAAATATACGCGGATGGCACAGCTACATTTTTTGGTACTTTAGCGGCGACTTTATCTACAGCAGCACAACCCAACATCACTAGTGTTGGTACGCTCAACAGCCCAACTATGATAACTCCGGTGCTTGGGACACCTAGCTCTGGAACTCTGTCTGGTTGCACAGTTGACGGAACTAACGATGTTGGATTCAGAAACATCCCGCAAAACTCGAAAAGCGCAGCTTACACACTTGTTCTAGCAGACGCTGGCAATCACAACGGACACGCTAACGCTGTCAAGCGCGGGCACAGCAGGCTCTAGAACCTTGGCACAATATGGTTCAGCAACGTGCGTTAAGATTACATCTACGCAGTGGCTAATTAGCGGAAGTGGCCTGACGTGAGCGGGGCATTACAAGCTGTTTTCCAGAACCAACGTAGTTTTGGTACTGCGCCCGGACAGCAAGAGTATACAACTGCGGGGACTTACTCGTGGGTTGCTCCTGCTGGCGTAACGTCAGTATCAGCAGTTTGCATCGCTGGCGGGGCAGGTGGCGTGGGATACCCATCAGGCACTTATGCTATGAGTGGAGGCACTGGCGGCGGTCTGGGCTGGAAGAACAGTATAACAGTTGTCCCAGCAAGTTCTTATACTGTTGTTGTTGGCGCTGGCGGGGTTGGGGTGGCTTATTCTGCAACGGGCGGTACAGGTGGGGACAGTTACTTTGTGTCCGCTGGAACAGTCGCTGGGAACGGGGGGCTAGGCGGTAAATACGCCACTTCCCGCGCTAGTGGCGGTACGTATGTAGGGGATGGCGGTGGAAACGGCGGTGGTACGGAAAAGACTAGTAACAGCGGATACGGCCCATGCGGAGGCGGCGGGGCAGGCGGCTATTCTGGCAACGGTGGAAAAGGGGTAGATAATGGAGGTAGCTCTAACACAGCAGATGGTTCGGGAGGAGGCGCTGCTGGTGGGGGCAACAACAACAACGATGACCGAGGCTATGGCGGCGGAGGTACTGGAATATTAGGGGAAGGAAGTTCTGGTAATGGCAATAAATCCACTGGAGGGGAAGCAGGTTCAGGTGGCAGCAATGGCAATACTGGTGGAGAAGCTGGCGCATACGGTGGTGGCGGTGGCGGTAGTACTTTATCTGACGCAAAGGATGGCGCTGTCGGCGCAGTAAGAATAATCTGGGGCGCTGGGCGGGCCTTCCCTAGCACTAACACGGGTAATGTTTAATGAACTTATATATTCGCTTGCAAAACGGGGAGCCTTTTGAGCATCCTATTTTGGAAGATAATTTCGTCCCCT